ACTTCTGATGGTTGGATCGGCGATACTCGACACAGCGCGCGCCCTTCAGATCACAATCCTGATGCTAACGGCTGGGTTCGTGCCATCGATGTCGATCGAGATCTTTCAGGCAAGGCTAAACCTGACCTCATGCCAGATCTTGCGGATCAGATTCGTGTCTTTGCAAAGTCTGATAAGTCAAAGCGCATCAGCTACATCATCTTTGATGGAAAGATCGCAAGCCCAATCCTTAAATGGAAATGGCGCAAATACACAGGAATCAACAAACACAATCATCACTGCCATATCTCGTTTACGAAAGCGGCTGACTTTAATGGTGAGTTTCTTCAAATACCTATGATCGGGGGATCACAATGAAAGATCTACAAAACGCGTTAGGCTCATGGGGCAGAGCATTCTTAGTTGCAGTAATTTCAATGTATGCAGCTGGAGTCACAGAACCTAAGGCTTTGATCGCCGCTGGTGTTGCATCGATTATTCCACCAGTATTGAGATACCTCGATCCAAAAGATACTCTTGGAAGAAAATGACACAGGGCGAGTTCTTTCAGCTCTATATTGCCACTCTTGTGACAATCGGTGGATTGGCTGGTTATGTGATCACACACTTATTGAGCGAGATCAAGCGACTCAACACGCGAGTTGATGAGATTTACAACATACTTTTAGAGCGGTAAAATAAAGCATGGCCGCGCGCAAAGCAAAAGCAATAGAGGATCAAGGCTACACGCCTTTAGAAGCCTATTGCATTGGCTTAAACGAATACTATAAGGCTTTACGCAAGGCTGGCTTTCCAGTCGATATCTGTCTGTCAATGATTATGGATCCATTCTCATATCCTGAGTGGATTCTGCCTAAGCGCATCAACGATAACCCGAGCAACATGCCGGACTTTTATCCAGACGATGATGAGGATTAATGAAAAGAACCATCGTAATTCCAGACTTACAAGTCCCATATCACGATGAAGTAGCAGTCAAAAATGTTTCTAGTTTTATTAAGGCGTTTCGCCCTGATGCTGTCGTTACTCTTGGAGATGAAATCGATCTCCCACAAATCAGCCGATGGACAGAAAACAAGCCAGGCTGGTACGAACAAACCTTAGCTGCGGATCGCGACATGACAGTTGATGTCCTTTGGGAATTGACTCAATATGCCAAAGAAGCCCACATGATCAGGTCAAACCATACTGATCGTCTTTACAATGTGATCATGAACAAGATCCCAGCATTCTTGTCATTGCCAGAGTTGCGCTTTGAAAAGTTTATGAAGCTCGATGAACTTGGGATCTCTTATCATAAGAAGCCATTTCCCATTGCTAAAGGTTATGTTGCAGTGCATGGAGATGAACAGGCCATCAAACCCACGCCTGGCCTTACAGCCCTAGAAGCAGCCCGTAGGCATGGGCTGAGCGTTATCTGTGGCCATACTCACCGCGCTGGTCAATCGGCCTTCACAGAGGCTTCAGGGGGCAAATTAGGCCGTATCCTGCGAGGCTTTGAGGGTGGACATCTCATGGACATTCGCAAAGCGCATTACACAAAAGGCACAATGAACTGGCAACAGGCATTCTTGATCCTAGAAGAAGATGCCAAGGGCGTTCAAGTGTCAATCATTCACATAGAGAAGGACGGAACCTTTGCAGTTAATGGTCGCAGGTATGGACGATCTCGATAATCCGCTTAGGCGTGACATCGATAACCACATGGACGATGCAGAATTGTTACCATTTCGTTATCAAAAGATGCTTGCTTAGTCCTAGGTAACCTGTACCTTAAGCCTTATCAGTCAACCGTTGACTTGATGGAAAGGGCTAAAATGAACACAGATCTTTATTTTTATCTAGTTATGTTAGCGTTTCTGGTAGTTGGAATCGCAGCTGGTTATGGCATGGGATTCAAAGAAGGCAAAGAAGAAGGTTACGCTCTCGGCCGTTCGGTCGCTCGACACACATTCTGGTCAGAGTGAAGGCCAAGGATATTCTCGATGAAGCTAAGCAGCTACTCACCGACCGAGGTGACGAATACGGCGACTCAACTCTTAATCACATTCGAATCGCAAGACTCTGGAGTGTGTATCTTGACAAAAACATTGAGCCACACGAAGTCGCAATCTGCCTTATCCTCACCAAGATCTCGAGAACTCAAACTACGAAAGACCACCCAGACAGTTACGCAGACATCTGTGCGTACTCTGCAATCGCTGGCCAGATTACATCAACTGATTGGAACGACCTTGACAGTTACTAAGGCAAAGTCCGGTACTTGGTGTGATTACTGCAAGATGAAGTGGGGTCAAGATCACCCTAATGGGAAGGGTAAGACTTTTGCAGTCTGGACTGTGGTAAGTCAGCATGCTAAGTCTAAAGGAATCAACCGACATTATTGCCAGCCTTGTGCTGTCTGGGTGTCGATCTGGCCAGATGGATCTCACTGGCCTTTAACAGAGCAAGCCGACTTTCTAGTAAAGCAAGAGGAGATTGATCATGGCGTTTAACCTGGCAGATTATGAAACAGTCGAGAGCCGACTTGAAAAGTTTTGGAAGGAGTTTCCCGATGGACGGGTATCAACTGAATTGGAAGTTTGTGAAGCTCATAGATATGTTGTTAAAGCCTATCTCTACCGCACTTATCTCGACCAAGTCGCTTACTCGACTGGGTTTGCTGAAGAGAAGGATTCTGATCGCGGCGTTAATGCCACTAGTGCTCTTGAAAACTGCGAGACTAGCGCGATCGGCAGAGCACTTGCGAATGCAGGTTTTGCTACTAAGGGCAGACGCCCTTCCAGAGAAGAGATGGTCAAAGTATCAGTGGCAGGACGAGGCGGAGTTGTTACAGAAAAGCCGATCCTCAAAGAAAAATATCCAGAACCAGTAAAAGATGCTTGGACAATAGAAAACCCTAAAGATGCTCAAGAAGTTGTACAAGTTGAGGGTGCGCCATCTTTGATCGAAGCGATCAATCTATTAACAGATGAGATGAATGCTAAAGAAGTACCGCAAGCACCTAAGTGCCAGCATGACTTCATGATTCATAAGACAGGCGTATCGAGCAAGACAGGCAAGCCTTACGAAGGCTATACCTGTTCGCATAAGAATCGGGCAGAACAATGCCCACCGATCTGGTTATAACTAATGGCTTCCCAGCATCGTAAACATAGGGGTTACCGCACTCAGAAGTGCGTCGCTGAGTACCTAAAAAAGTGGTTCCCTTATGCAGACAGTGCTGGGGCAGGTAGGCAAGGCAGTGATGTCACAGGTGTTCCGTTCGACATCGAAGTGAAAGCAAGATCTGCCTTCCAACCGAAGGAGTGGCTGGATCAGACACGCAAACGCTCAGATGGGAAGCTGAGTGTTGTGGTAATGAGATTCAATGGACAGGGAGAAGATGCGGCCGAATACGGCGCAATGCTTCGATTCTCAGACCTGGTTCAGCTACTCAATAAAGTCGATTATGCAGAATGGTTTCAAGAGCCAAGCCGATGCAAGGGCTGTGGCACATGGCTAATCAATGCTGATTACTGTACGAAGTGTAAGGATCACAATGCCACTTTATGATTATGAATGCATAATATGCGGACAAACGCAAGAGTTAGAACACTCAATGAGCGCAGCTGCTAACCCGGTGCTGCACTGTTCAACTCCAATGATTCGGGTATTCACCGCAACGCCAGCGATCTTCAAAGGTACTGGCTGGGGAAAGGATAAGAAATGAAAACAGTATTACAAGATCTTAGAGAAGTATTAGCAGCTGAGGTTACACGCCATTATCTGCCTATCTGTGTTTGTGCCAGGTGTGGCAACGAAGCAGAAGGCGCATTGATCAATCGCATCATCGAGTTCATTAGAACAGGAGAACCTAACTAATGCCACAGCATTACAACATGGTTGGATCAAGCACTGCTTACTTCAGCTGCTGTCAAGAAGTGCAGTTCGAATATCAATGTCGTTACTGTCATGAGCCAATGGGTTGTTATTATTGTTCATTCAACCCAGATGAAAAACACGATTGCATGCAGGATTAGACACGCCCAAGATCATGCGTAAATCATCGATGGATTTGACAGGCGCGGTACGCTATAACTCGCTAGCGAGCGCCTGTGGGCGATTGCTCGCGACCGCGTGTTTAGCTGTTGGGGCAGGTCTATTCATATATGAATCAGCACCCACAGAAGCAGTAGCAAAAGAAGTTAAACCTTTAACGATTAAAGAATATATTCAAAGCCACCTCACAGTTAAAACTTATGAGTGTTTAGATACTCTTGCTACTAAAGAGAGTAACTGGAACTTCAAGGCTAAGAATGGTAGCCATCATGGATTCTTGCAGGGTAGATCACAATGGTTAGCAACAGCTACTCCTGAAGAACAATACGATTGGGCTAGACGCTATGTCATCAATCGCTATGGTGAAACAGAGTATGATGAACCAGACTTCTGTGCAGCATTAGATCATTGGAAGAAACATTCATGGCATTAGATAAGTTAAACAGTCGCAGGTATCGAGGACAGCGTGACCGGGTCTTTGCTCGTGATGGCAGACTGTGTCAGATCTGTGGCACAGATCAAGGTGAGATGCATATCGATCACATCATTCCACGCAAGGTAGGTGGAACTCATGACCTTGATAATCTAAGAGTATTGTGTAAGTCATGCAATCTACGCAAGGGAAGCCTAAATGATGGGGTTTTTTTAGGTAAGACGGCTACCCCCCCTGTCTTTTCCC